AACGCATTCCTGCGCAACCTGACGGCGCGCGGCGCAATCCAGGGCGGCGAATGCTGGGCCGATCCTGACCTGAACACGGCTGACCAGATCGCGAACGGCCAGGTGTATTTCGATTTCGATTTCACGCCTGTTTTCCCGTCCGAGCGCGTGACGTTCCGCAGCCACCTGGTGAACGATTACATCGCCAGCATTTTTTCGACCACGGGCGCTTAAAGCATGGCTATCCAAGACATTCGCAAGTATTTCAACGCGTTCGTGGACGGGCGCGGCTACGCGGGCAAGTTCGAAGAAGTGAACCCGCCGAAGCTGACGGCCAAAATGGACGAATTCCAAGGGGGCGGCATGTTCGCGCCTGCGGAAATCACTATGGGCCTGGAAAAGCTGGAGGCGGATATCACGTCACGGGCTTACGACAAAAACCTGCTGGGTTCGTTTGGCGTGACCGAAGGAAGCCAGATCACCATTTCGCTGCGCGAAACCCTGGAAGACCAGGACGGCACGGAAACGGGCGTGGTTCATACCATGCGCGGCAAGGTGAAGGAATTGGACCAGGGCAGCGTTAAGCCTGGCCAGGCGGCAAGCTTGAAAGTCAGTTTTGCGCTGACCTATTACAAGCTGGTCCACGGCGGCACTACCGTTCTGGAAATTGACACCATCAACATGGTTTTCAAGCAGAACGGCACCGACAAGCTGGCGAACATTCGCAGCCTGCTGGGCATCTAAGCACGACGGCCAGGGTTCGCGCCCTGGCTGAAAGTGACTTTCAAAAAATATAAAGGAATTCGAATCATGGCTGGCAGCCGCAAAGTAGTGGAACGGAAGGAACCGGAAGAATTCGTGGTGCATCATGAAGGCTACGCACTCATTACCCTGTCGCGCTCGCTGAACGTCGGCGGTGCGCCCGTGACTACGCTTCGCATGCGCGAACCGACCGTGCGCGACAACCTGGCGCACGACAAGGCGAAGGGCACGGACGCGGAAAAGGAACTGGCCATGTTCTGCAATCTCTGTGAAATGTCGCCCGAACAAATCGAAGCGCTGCCGCTGCGTGACTATCGGCGCCTGAGTGTCGCTTTCGTGGGTTTTATCGACTAGCGCCCGAATATATCCGAAGCGGTGCGCTTGCCCTGGCCAGCCATACTGGCTGGGGTGAATCGGAAATCTTGAACATGCCAGCATCGCGGTTTGTTTGGTGGCTGGAAGGGCTGGAAAAATAAATGGCGAACAAGCGGCTAAATGCCACCATCACCATTGGCGGTGCGATTACCAGCAGCCTGAAAGGCGCTTTCGGTTCCACCACCAATGGCCTGCGCGAAATCGGCAAGGAAATTCGCGAAGTAGCGGCACGCCAAAAGCTGCTTGGAAAGTCCATTGAAGTAATGCGGACCGCTGGCAAGAATGTGGACGGCCTGCGGAACAGCTACGCCCAAACCATCGTCACTATCGACCGGCTGCGCAACGCGCAAGACCGCCTGAACAAGTCACAGCAACGATACGAGAAGGCGAAGGTAACGGCGGGCAAGCTGACGACGGCGGGCGTCACGATGGGCGCCACTGGCGCCGTTATGGGCGGGGTTCTGTCCACGGGCGTGAAATCCGCCATCAAGCGCGAAAACGAAATCAACATCATCAAAAATTCGGGCCTGTCTGCGGCAGACCAGCACGAATTGATTTCGGCGGCCAGCAATTCCAAGCAGTTCGGCGTTTCCGTTACGGACGCATTCAAGACGATTCGCGAATTGCAGGCATCGCTGGGCAGCGCGCACCACGCCGTGGAAGCCCTGCCGCTGGCGCTAAAGGCAAAGTCCGGCCTTCAACTGTATAACCGCCAGCACGCGGGCCATGAAGTAGGCGAAGATGCGATGTATTCACTGGCGAAAATCGCTGACGAGCGCGGCGGGGCGACCAGCGCGGAAGAAATGCGCAAGCAGATGAATGCCGCGTTTAAGGGCATCACATCATCGCAGGGCAAAGTTTCCGCAGAGGACTGGCTGGCCGCGCAGCGTGGCGCGAAGGCCGCAGGCATAGGCGCGACCAACGAAGCGTTTTTTGGCGATTCGTTCATGGTCCAGGCGCTGGGCGCACCGCAATACGGCAAGGCACTAAGCACGCTGAATAATGCGTGGATCGGTGGGCACCAGGACGCGCACAAATTCACGAACATGCTTAAAGACGGGCTGCTGGACCCGTCGAAAGTGAAGCTGAAAAACGGACTGGTAACGGGCTATACGTCCGATGCGCTGTATGGCAATAAGCTGCTGATCCAGGATCAACAGGCATGGGTGGAAAAATACCTGATGCCACTGGCGAAGAAAAAGCACATTGATTTGTCGGATTCCGCCGCCGTCCAGAAATTCACCGCCGATTACACGTCGAACACGAACGCGGGAAACGTGATTTTCCAGCGCTTGTTTAACCACGTCGCAATCGACCGTGACCGGGGGTTGTACGGAACGGCGCACGATGCCGAGCAATCGGACCTGGAAAACCAGCAATCGACGGCGGGCAAGATGGATAACGCCCGCGCCCGTTTTGACGATGCGCAAACCCGCGTGGGCAATGTGCTGATTCCTGCGCTGGCCACATCGATGGAAAAGCTGGCTGGGGTTCTGGAATCCGTGAACAAGTGGGCGGACGAAAACCCGCGCCTGATGCAAGCGGTTGTGATGGGCCTGGGCGGGATGACTGTTGGCCTTATTGCTGCGGCGCCTGTTCTGGCTGCTGCGGGCGGTGCGCTTACGCTGATGGCAAGTATCAGGCTGGCGCGCACGGTTTCATCCCTGCGCGAACTGGAAACGGCGGCTGGTGGCGTGAGCACGGCGACGGCTGGCGCCGGGAAAGGCATCCTGGGATTTATCGGAAAGCTGGGCGTGGCCGCTGGCCTGGTGGGCGTGGCGCTGGAAGTGGCGAAGGCGGCCGGACTGCCGGACGTGGACAAAAAGCAGGGCGAAGACGACGTGCGGAAGGGTAACTGGTTCGCAGCATCAACGCACCTGTCCGCTGGCGATTTCCTGTCCGCTGGGTGGCGCCACATGACGGGCCAGGATAAGCCCGACGCGATGCCGAAGCCAGCGCTGCCGCAGTCCGCCGCGCCCGCGATGCCGAAGCCAGCGCTGCCAGCAATCCCGCAGCCCGCCGCACGATCCGCTGGCACGACGCAGGACAACCGTTCCTACAGCATCACGTTTCACCAGCAGCCTGGCCAGTCCGGCGCCGACGCGGCGCACGCGGTTAGCAAAATGCTGGGCGCACCGCCCGCAGCGCTGGGTTCGGGCCTTTACGATTCGGGGTTTTAAGGCATGGCAGCAGACAGCGGCAACAACCCGGTAATGATGGTCCTGGGTGACTTTCAATTTTCTCTGAACACGCTTGTGTTCCAGGAATGGGCGCGGACCACGGGCTGGAAGTGGCCCGCCCAGGAACGCTTCGGACAACTGGACGCGCTGCAATTCACGGGGCCTGACGCGGAAACGCTGCAACTACCGGGCGTCCTGTATCCGAACTGGCGCGGCGATATTTCAAGCCTGGATGAACTGCGCAGCATGGGCGACAACGGCCAGCCGTTCCTGCTGGTGGACAGCATGGGATACGTACAGGGCCGCTGGGTTATCCAAAAGCTGGACGAGAAGCAGACGAGCCACGGCACGGACGGAACGCCGCGCAAGGTGGAATTCACGCTGGAACTGCGCAAGTTTGACGACGGCGAACCCGCCGACAACGGCAGCAGCATTCTGGACAAGGTTTCCAGCGTGGCGTCGAGCGTGACGAGCGGCACGACGGCCAGCGCGCTGTCTGGATTCGCGGGCATGGCGAAATCCGTTCAGTCTAGCGCGGCCACGGCGCTGGGGACGCTGAAAAGCGCGGCGGCGCAAGTTACCAGCGTGGTGGCGCCCGTGCTGTCCGACGCGGCCAGCGCGGTGGGCGCGCTGAACCGATCCATCGACGTGGTGAACGACCTACGGGCGACCGCCAACGACGTGGCCGCGCAGGTTAAATCCATTGGCACTATCGGCGGCGCATTGAGCGGCACGAAAACGCTGATGGATAAGGTTTCCGCGCTGG